TGGCGGCGGTGGTGGCGGTGGCGGCGGTGGTTCAAGCATTACTACTAATAATGATTTTGGCAACGTAGGCGGCACTGGCTTTACTACCTATGGTGGTAGTCAAGATGATGCTAATCAAGCAGTAGTTGATGCTTTTGCTGATTACGGCAAAGAAATTACTGCTGGCACAGCAAAGCCCGAGGACAACCCAGCCTTTAATGCAGGTATTAAGGCAGCAAATGAAAATGTAGTTACTACGTTTAAGACAAAAAGCGGTAATACCGTAAGCAAAACAAGAGGTAGCTTAACATCAAGTGATATTAGTAATGCTTCTGCAGAAGATCAAAACCGATTGGCAGCAGAATCTATGCTTGCAGCAGGTATTCGTAATGTTGGTGCAGGTTTTGCACAAGATGATCCAACCACAGGATTACTTGGTAGTCTTACTGACACTAAGAATTTTGTAACAAGTGAAATAGCCGATGCAGCAGCAGCAGCAAAAGAGGCTGCGAGAAAGGCGGCTGCTGATAGGCGCAAAGACAAACTTAGAAAAGATGCCGAAAAAGGCACAGGCGCATTTGCTAAAAGAACGCAAAAAACTGGCGTTGGCGGTAGAAACATAGGCGGCAGATAATGATGATGTTAAATTTTATTATAAGGAATTTGTAAAATGGGCGCACCAGCACCAGCACCAACAATGGCAGCACAACCTGCAATGCAAGCAGGCGCAACGTATCAACCCATGCCAATGCAGCCACAGCAGGGTTTTAATGTAAACCAAGCTGCAGCAGGGGCGTTGCAGGGTGCAATAGGCGGTACGCAAAGGGCGATGCAAGCGCCGCTACAAGTTGGTGCGTTTATGAACCCATACACAAGCGAGGTTATCGACAGAACCCAGCAAGATATAGAAAGACAACGCCAGTTGGCCTCTCAGCAGTTGGGCGCAAGGGCAACTGCAGCAAATGCATTTGGCGGCTCAAGGCAGGGCGTAGCAGAGGGTGTGCTTGCAGGTGAGTTTGGCAGAATGGGTGCAGATGTTGCAGCGCAGCAACGTCAGGCTGGATTTAATACTGCATTAGATGCTGCTATGCGTGATCGGGCTGCGCGTACTGGCGCTGCAGGTCAGCTAGGTCAGCTTGGCGGTCAGGCATTTGGCATAAGCAGAGATATTACCCAACAGCAAATGCAGCAAGGCTTAATGCAGCAAGCGCTTAACCAGCAGCTTATAGATGCTGCAAGGCAGCAATATTTAGGCTACACAGGATCGCCAATGGCGTCACTGACAGCACCACTTGCTGCACTTGGCGTTGTGCCTAATCAGTCCACAACGACACAATCAAGGCAGATAGGCTTGTTTGACTATCTTAAATTACCGTTTATGGCGGCTGGAATGGGGTGATAGACATGGCAGAGGAGCAAATGCAAAACCTAAGTTTTAGCCCAGAGGATTTAGCAGGTCAGGAACGCAAAGCAAAAAGACAGGACCAAGCAGGTGCTTTTGCAAGCTGGCTTAACAGCATGACTATACGCCCAGACCCTAACTTACCTGCACAGCTACAGGCTGCTAGAGCGTCTAGAGTAGAAGATTTACGCAAAAACCGCACAGTTAATATGCTAGAGCAAGCTGGGCAAACTGAGTTAGCTAACTTGGTAAAGGCTGGCACACTAGATGCAAAATCTGCAGCGTCACAGATGTTTACTCTTGCCGCACAGGAGAGACAGTTTGAGCAGCAGAAGGAGTTGGCTGGGTTAAAAGCTGGGAAAACTTATCAATATCAAGCGCTTGCAAAAGATTTACTCAATCAAGGAATAGCTAAAACTGAGAAAGAAGCTTTGCAAATGGCTTTAAGTCAAACAAAAGCAGGCACAACTGTAAATGTGGGACCAACGGGAACGCCAGTGGGTGATCCCCCAAAAGACACAGCGTGGGCTAGAGATGATCAGGGAAATGTAAAGCTTGATGACAGGGGTGTGCCAATTGCATTGCCAATACAGGGAACAAAGCTTTTTGATCAAACCAGTAAAGTCGGTGATCAAAAAGAAAAAGTTGAAGAAGAAACTATTGTAACAAGCGGTGTTGTTCTTGGAAATATTGATAAAATTAGAAAAAGAATGGATGAGTCATTTTTGCCTACAACAGGTATATTTGGGCAGGCTTTACGAAATGTTGGTGGCACTGCTGCGCTTGATATTAAAAAGCTTATAGCCCCAATTCAAGCAAGCATTGGTTTTGATAGGCTGCAAAGAATGAGAGATGCAAGCCCTACTGGTGGCGCATTAGGTCAAGTTAGTGAAAGAGAACTTGATTTACTTATGTCAACATTATCTAATTTAGATCAATCACAATCAGAAGATCAATTTTTACAAGCATTAAGTCAAGTTGAGAAAAGATATACTGATATAATTAAAAAGTTTAATGCTTACCCAGAAGATGCCATGAAAGCAGCAGGTTATGCACCAATATCTATTGAAGCTGCTGGCCCAATTGGTGCGTCAGATGATGATTTATTAAAAAAATATGGTAGTGGCACTGCAGAGCCAGAAGGGTAGCAATGGCAACGTATGAAGAATATATGGATGCAGCGAGAAACGCAGATGCTGCTGGTGATGAAAGCGCAGCTAGACAGCTTGTTCAAGCTGCACAAAAGTTGAGAGCAGAACCGCAGCAAGAAGTTTCTACTGCAGTTGATGTTGCTAAATCTTTAGGAAGTGGCCTTGTGAGAGGCGGCATAGCATTAGCAGAAACGCCAGAACTACTAGGCAGGCTTGGTATGAGAGGCTATCAAGAAGCTAAGCAGTTGCTTGGCGGTGAGGTTGAGCAAGAAACTCCAATATTTGATACTGTTACAGGACGCACTTTAAGAGAGGCAACTACAGCAGATGATTACCAAGCACAAACTACTGCAGGTAAATATGCTGGCACTGTGGGTGAATTTTTACCTGCTGCTGTTGGTGGGCCTGCTGGTTTATTGAGGCGTGGTGCTACGGCGGCTGTTGCTGGACTAGGTAGTGAGGCCGCAGGTCAAGCAGCCGAAGGAACTGCATTAGAACCAGTTGCAAGAGTTGTGGGCGCATTTGCAGCGCCAATGACAGCAAGTAAAATTGCTAACAAAACTATAAAGCGCTCTATAGAACGCCCATCTTTAGAATCTTTAAGAGATGCTAAAAATGTTGCATATGATGCTGTGGACAAATCTGGAGTTAAGTTTTCTACAGATGAAGTGAGTAATTTAATTAATAGAGCAAAGGCATCAGTTGATGACTTTAATTATGTTCCAGATGTAGACTTGCAAACAAAAGCAGCATTATCAACAGTTGGCGCTCAAGCTGGTAAAGAGCTTACGATTGGGCAGCTAGATAAATTACGGCAAGGTCTATACAAAAGATATAATAAAGCGCCAGAGGAGCAGGGCATTCGTGCAATAATTGATGAAATAGATGATTTAATTGAAGCAAAAGACCCTGCTAATGCACTTATGTCTGCAGCCAGAGAAGCTAATAAAAGGTATAAAAAATCTGAATTACTTGATGAAGCATTTACAAGAGCACAAAGAAGTGCAGCAGCGAGTGGAAGCGGCGGCAATGTAGTAAACAATTACCGTAGGGCGGTGGCAAATATTTTAAATAGCAAAAGAAACAGCAAGTATTTTTTGGATGAAGAAAAGCAGGTAATGGAGCAATTTGTTAAAGGAAATTTTAGTGAAAACACTTTGCGTCTTATTGGTAAATTATCTCCATCTGGAAATGGACTTATGCAGGCATTAAATATTGGCGCAGTTGCTTACAACCCAGCAATGATTGGCGTGACAGGCGCTGGAATAATAGCAAAAAGTGGCGCTGAAAGGTCAGCATTACGTTCTGTAGAGATGCTTAAAAATATGATTGCAACAGGTGCAGCGCCAAAAAAGCGTAAGCTTATTACTGATAGAGAAATAAGAATTTTGCTTGGATTGCAGGCAGAAGGGCCAGAGGAGCAATAACATGCAGCCACAAGAAAAAACTAAACGCGAGATAGAAGCAATCCTGCAGGATGCTATTGCACAGGCTGTTGACTTTGTTGAAAGCGAGATTACGCAAGACAGAATAAAGGCACAACGCTACTTTGATGGTGAGGTGGACATTGGCTATGAAGATGGCAGAAGCAAGTGTGTTAGCACCAAAGTTAGAGATGTAGTTCGCGCAGTTAAGCCCAGTCTGATGAGAGTGTTTATGTCTACCAGCAGGCCAGTTGAGTTTGTGCCACGTGGTCCAGAAGATGTAGCTATGGCAGATCAGGCTACAGAATACATGCATTACGTGTTTAACCAGAATGACGGGTATCGCGTGCTTAACGATGCATTTCACGATGCGCTTGTGAAGAAAACAGGTATTATTAAAGCATATTGGCAAACTAGCTATCGTGCAGAGATATTTACATACACAAATCTGACTGATGAAGAATACACGCTTATCGTGTCAGACGATGATGTAACTGTGCTAGAGCACAGCATGACAGCTAGTATGAGCGAAGATGAGTTTGGCGTAGAGATAGAGATGCCAATGCATGATTTAAAGATCAGCAGGCAAATGCCAGATGGACGCATGAAGTTTGAAAGCGTACCGCCAGAGGAGTTTTTTATTAACTCGCAGGCACGCAATATAGATGACGCATATATCGTAGCACACCGCACAGAAATGCGCGTGGGTGAGCTTGTGGAGATGGGCTATGACTTTGAAGAAGTCGTAAACCTAGATGGCTTATACGGTGCATCTGATATATCTGAAGCAGAAGATATAGAGCGCAGGGGCTACTCTCAGGATGACTATGAGGATCAAGAGGGTGATGCTGCAATGCGTGCTGTGGCGATTACAGAAGCCTATATGAAGATTGATGTAGATGGCACAGGAATACCCGTGCTGCACAGGTTCATCTGTGGTGGTACTAATTATAAACTGCTGGACCTAGAGCCAATAGATCATATTCCATTTGCAGTATTTGAAGTAGACCCAGAGCCGCACACATTCTATGGTAGAAGCCTAGCTGAGCTTGT